AACCCTTCGATTCTTCCTTGGTTGGTATTTTAGGGTGTTCAACAGGTGGCAAGCTTAACTGTGCTTTAACTGCGCTTAACTGTTCCCAGTGCTTATCGGGTTCAGCCGTGAACCTAGCCACGCACTCACTATAAGCTGCTTTTGTTTTTGCTCGAACTTCTTCGGACTTGCCATTGGTTAAAGTCCATCCAGTCACACGCTCATAAACAAGCTTGACCATGGGGTGACTAAAGTCACGGGCTACCATCAGTTTTATAATTTCATCTTCACAAGGAACGCCAGACTCTTTCAAGCACAAGTCAATCAACTGACCTTGTGTTGGTGGATAGTCTCTGTAAATAACAAGAGCTTTCTTAATGGCCGCCACTGCATCACGTACCGTAAATGCGCTTAGCTCTGAAAGCCAATCATCCTCACACCCCTTCCAATCTCCATTCTCTCCAAGCCTTGAAGTCCAAAGGTTCCCATATTTGTTAGCAAAACGTAGGAATAACTTTTGAACCAGGCGTCTATCAACCTCATTATTGAGATATTGCACCGTGTTCATAAGTTGTACCCTTGTTCTGTTTCTGTAATTCAGCTTGGTATGCATCAAAGGAACCAGGTAGGTAGAGGGATGAGGGATAAATTTCTTATCTTGCCATTGGCTATCGTATTTAATGCGGTTAGCAATATCATTGAGAATTAATACTAGAATGGGGCTGTACTTCTTCTTATCCCAAATCTTATTAGAGCGAACCTTGTTTTTCTTTACGGGGTATATTTTCCAAAATTCATCAAAAGAATCGTCATTGGTGACTTGTGCAACGTCAGTTGCACTATCTATAAGAGATATTTCTTTTATATCTTCTTCTTTCTTTTCTAAACCTCTTTCTTTTTTATAGTCCTTGTTTTCCGGATCCGGTTCAGCCGCTTCCGGTAAATCAGGAAGCGGTGCAATATCTTGTGCAACCGTTGCTGCGCCTAGGAAATCCATGCCATCAAGCACTGTGTAAGAGGTAGTTATGTGCCTTCCGTTATGTGCATATTGCACATGTCGCACAAGTAGGTTTGTGTCAATCATATAGGTTAATATTGAATATATTTTGTCCTTTCCAACTTTAAAATGTTTTCGTAATTGAACTGGATTTAACCGCCAGTCATCACATTGGCTTTGAAGGTATGCCCATACGGCTATAGCCTCCATGTTGGTGCAGGTTTGCAATACTTTGTTGTATAGTTGAGTGAATGGTGCGCGTTTAATAGTAAGATTAGCTTCATCAAATGATGGTTTGCATTTTTGAACCGACATAGCATGTCCTTTATTTTAATTTAATGTTGACCTATCCGTAGTCATAGCTATAAAATTGAACGAGAGCAGGCAAAGCTTTATACTCGTTTTGTAGCTATGACTACGAACCGATCCCTGGAGTGCCGTGCGACAAACACGGCCACTCACTTCCCACATCGTAATATAATATTCAAACAAATATAAGTACTTTCTCAACAAATACTCAATTGCTTATTTTTTTGGATAAACTATTGCGTCCATAAATAAACAAATGTATAATTGCTTAATTGAATAAATAAGACGTATAAAAACAAGGATTTAAAAGATGAGTACTACAAAGCCAGAATTAAAATACTTTAATATGAGGCTTCCAAAAGATGTTTGGATGTTCTTAAAGCATAGTGCAGTATCACAAGAATTGTCTATGACAGATATTATTGTGACGTCACTTGATATGTACAAGAAAAAACTAGAGAAGAAGAACAAGCCAGTTGAAACAGAAGAGTAATAAGTAAAGCGTTGGGATAAAAGATTCGCCGTCCTTTACCCCAATGAACATCAATAATCCGTAGCAGGAGAATCAAATGAACGCTAACAGTGTAGCGCACGCTTATGTGCAAAATCAACAGTCATCATGGATTGATGATCCGTTCCATACAGGAACACATGTTGTCAAAGGAGTGACAAAGAGAATGAGTCACAAGAAAAACCTAGAAAACTACGCCGAGGAATTGGTCGCTAGTTACGCAAAATTTGTGTGTGAGCAATACGAACTTACCCTCGATATGCTTCCATATGATGAGCAAAATGAACTCGTACGCCACTATATTGAATCAATAGACCGTGAAATTGAATACGCTTGTTATGGGGCTGATGAATCCATTAACAGTGATTATTTATGCGCCCTTCTTTCAATGCTGCACAACGACTGCCAAGAAACCCGTGAGCATTTCGCAGAAGTAACCAAGAAAAATCTTCTAACCTATTACGCCCAATCACTTCAAGAAGTCCTTGATGATGCGTGCCATAGCTATCACCAAGCCATCAATAATGAACAAGGTCTTTACGCCCAACAAGACAGTGATACTGGTGAAGTTTATTGGGGTAGATTCTGATGAGGGAAATATACAGTTGCTATCATTTTGAAGTGTTCCCGATAGACAAAGAACTTTACTCCTACAAAATATTTGGCGAGGGATGCCCTCCTTATGATGATGGTGTTATTGAGTCACCAGACCAATTTGATTCTGAGCAAAAAGCACGATTTGCAGCCATTGGACACATTAGCTTACTTGAAGAGGGGCCACAACAATGATTAAAGATTACATTACACCACAAGAGCGATTGAACTTTAAAAGAGCGAAATATTTATGGTTGTTCAGAAAGAGATAAATACTTCATGTTTCTTGCCTAGCCGATGCTTAGCATGAGCTAGCCTTTGCTAAGCAGGAAACATCTGGGATTTATTTCAGCCTTTAAGTGGGCACCACTATAAAAGCAGGAGTTACAAATGGCATTACGAGCAAAGAAACCAGAAGCGATTGAAAAGCGTTTGAAGGCATTATTTTATGGTTCTGCCGGTGTCGGTAAAACGACAGCAGCAATTCAGTTTCCAAAGCCTTATCTAATTGATACCGAGAAGGGTGCGGAGAATGACCAATACACCAAGCTATTACAAAAAGCTGGCGGGGTAATATTTCAAACATCCGATTTTGATGAGGTTGTTAACGAGGTAAAATCACTTTTAGCTGAAAAGCATGAGTACAAAACGCTCATTATTGACCCATTAACAACATTATACAATGACCTTCTGGATAAATCAGCGCTAAAAAACGGCACTGATTTTGGTCGCCATTACTCCGATGCCAACAAGAAGGTTAATCACCTGATTAATTTGCTTCTTCGCTTAGACATGAACGTTATCATTACCTCGCACGCAAAACAGGTCTATGGTGACAATATGTCCGTTTTAGGCAATACATTTGATTGCTACAAAAAACTAGATTACCTTTTCGACTTAGTATTTGAGATACAAAAGCGTGGCAAGCACCGTGTTGCATTGATTAAAAAGTCGCGCATGACCTCATTTCCGGACACTGATACGTTTGACTTTTCTTACAGTGAAGTTGCTACCAGGTACGGCAAAGATATATTGGAACGTGATGCCGTTGCGCAAGAGTTGGCAGATGAAAATCAGGTAAAAGAAGTGTTGCGCTTGATTGAATTAATCAAAGTTCCAGAAGAAACCTATCAGAAGTGGCTGGATAAAGCGGGCTCTGAGAAGTGGCAAGAAATGCCAAAAGAAGCAATACAAAAGTGTATCGATTTTCTAACATCTAAAATCAAAGGAGAGTAATTATTATGTTTGTATATGACGTAATGAGCGAGCAGGAAGCTATCGAAGAGCGGTTTAATCTGCTTAAAGAAGGTGAATATGAAGCCGTGATTTCTGCTTCACAAGATAAAGTTTCTGCAAATAGTGGTAATCCTATGATGGATATTACCTTGCAGGTTTTTGATGAGGCTGGAAAGGCGCGTGATGTTCGTGATTTCTTAGTGTTTACCAAAACGATGATGTGGAAAGTTATTCACTTTGCCGATTCAGCAGGATTATTAAAAGAGTACGAAGAAGGTAAACTTTGTTCAGAATCTGCGATTGGTAATAGAGTTCGAGTTAAAATTACTGTTGAAGAGGGTAGCGAAATTCCACAAGATAAGTTAAAAGGAAAACCTGTTGGAAGTAAGTACCCCGACAAAAACAAGGTTGAAGATTATGTGAAGAAGGAAGACCAGAAGCCGTTGGCAAGCAACAGTTCTGATGATCCTTTTGAAGATGATGATGTGGCATTTTAAGGGGTTCAATTGAATTATTTAAAAGCTATAGGTGTTGGTTGTTGCGTCATAGTTTTGGCGCAACATATCCATATACAGTGGTGGGAAGGTATGTTGTTAGGCTTTGGCGTAACAGCAATGATAATCTAAGAGTTATGGGATGGAGCTCGAAAAGCTATAAGCGAAGAGCGCCTCATTTTGCCATAGGCGAGACCGTGATGCTTGTGATTAGCACGCGAGCAACGAGGTAGGTGCAGGTGAAATCCCTGCTATCCCACCCTTTATGGAAAAAGATAAAAATGAGTGAAACATGGTTTACAAGCGACACACATTTTGGACACAAGAATATTCTTAAATATGAGAAGGACGCTCGACCCTTTGAAACAGTGGAGGAAATGAATGAAACTCTCATTAGCAACTGGAATAACGCAGTGGGCAAAAAAGACACTATATACCATATTGGTGACTTTGCTTTCGGTCGTAATAATATCAGTATCGCTGGTCGCCTTAATGGAATTAAAAAGCTGGTTATGGGGAATCATGATACTTATCCTTGCGATGAATACTTGGCTTATTTTACAAGACTATTTGGAGCGCATTACTGGCGACGATGTATATTGACCCACATACCAGTTCACCCAGAACATTTAGGTACGCGATTCTTTTTAAATATACATGGGCACATGCATAGCAAAGAAGTAAAAACGGGCGTTCATTATGCTGTAGAAGAAAAAGCATTTGGCGAAATGGTATGGGTAAGTGATAAAAACTATTTTAATGTAAGCGTAGAGCGGCACGAACTTAAGCCAGTTAACAGTGATGTTATTAATGCAAGACTAATGGAGCTAGACGATGAAATTCTGCGAAGCGATGGACAAGCTGAAAGAAGGCGCGAAGGTTACAAGGCAAGATTGGAAAGGCGGTGTTTATTTTAAACTAGTAGATGAAGGTGTCAAATCATTTCAGCCTAAATTAATGCCCTATCTTTACGATGATGACATTATGGTGTCTGATGGCTGGCTCGTAGAGGGTAAAGAAGATGAGTATAAATTCTGCGACATTATACCTTTCCTGCAAGCCGGATTTAAAGCAATGCTTAAAGACTGGAAAGAAATGTTTATCTTCCTAGACAGATCAACTAAAAGTCTTGTGGTTCATTCAATGGATCAACTTCCATTTATACCAGACTTTGAATCGTTTACTGCAATAGATTGGATAGAAATAGAATGATAAATAAAAATGAAATTTCTGATGAAGAAATGATGGAGTTAATCAGAATAATTGGCAAACCAACCCTAGAATATATGCTAAAAAGAATACAGAATAAAATTATTTTAGATAAAAATAAGTCATCAATGCGTGTTAATTCTTTTTTATCAGTGGTGATTGGATCGTTAGCTGTAATTAATGCTAGAACTTTAGGATGGCTTTCTGCTGCCACTAAAGAAAGAACAGGAAAGGCCATTGATATAGAAAATCTTCGTCTGGCCCTAATAAAAAATATTAACGATCAACTTGGAATAAAGGTTAATTAAATGACAGAAGATAATGTAGACAAATTAATCCAAATGAATCAAAGATTGCTTCTTGTAATGGGTTACGCAACTTCCGCAATACTTGAACTTGGTCACCTTGTGCCAGAAGAAAAGAAACAGGGTATCTATTGGGTGATTGAAGCAATAGAAAACATTGTTTATCTGGATAAACCGTTGCCACCGATGCCTTGAGGATATTTTTATGACACTTACTTGCTATCGAGATAGAACCTATTGTGCGTCACCAAATTGCAAGAATGAATGCGGACGTAAGATGAGCAAAGAAGTGGAAGAGCTTCTTAAAAAAGATGAGTATGGGCGAACCAGCTATGCCTATTTTTGCGGTGAACCGGAGTCGATACCTATAGATACCAGCCACCAAGTGTTTTCTAAAGACATCAACAAGGAGCTTCATAATGATTGATTGCACGGAATGCATAGAGTACGCCCATAGGATTTTAGCTCGTGGTGAGATAAATGCAGATGAAGTTAACAAGTTAGCTATTGATAGACATATTCTAAAAGGTTGCGAAGGATGCAAGCACGAAAGCGACGGCCTTATTTATACCAGCAATCCACCTCAAAATAAGTGCAAAAAATGTGGAGAGTTTTATAGATGATGGTAATAAATAAACCTAATGAATTATCCGAAGTCCAGTGTTATCACTGCAAAACCATCATGAAAGCCCACCCTATGAGCAACATTAATTCCCCTTATTTCACTGAATGTGACATACATAAAGACAATAATTGTGCTCATGAAAGTGACGGAGAAAGATATGCAATGTGCAATAAGAAAGGTGTGCTCGATACCGTTGTAAATAAATGTTCTAAATGTGGAGACCTTTATGACTAAATTTGTAAAACCAACGTACAAAGGAAAGAAAGGAGAAAAAATTATTATTGATGCTGCGTGCAAAGGAGAAATAACGGCATATGTAAAGCATGAAGCAACAGGGGCTTTGGTTCCGGTAACTAAAGAAGCAGTAGCAAGAATGAAGAACGGCGAAACATTAGGAATTGAAGAAGCAGAAAGATTATATGATCGGTTCTTTTTCAAGTTACCATCCCTTGCGTCTAGATGGGGAAGGGAAAATAAAGAATGCTTAGGAAAGTTAATGGAACTTGAAGTGCCCTGTTTTTTTAATCCAGGCGAAGTTCCGCATAATGGAAAAGAAGCAACTGTTGGGCAAGACGATGTATGTGTATTTTTGGAATACATAACTGCCGTAGAAAAAACCAAGGTTAAAAAAATAAATGATATTGAACCAAGATTTATAAAGGCTTATCTATAATGATCAAACAAATCAGGAAAGGAAATCCAAAGTGGGTTCGTGAAATGTATGGCAAATATAGATGGGAATACCAGAAAGACGGCAAATATTATGCGGAAGGTTATTATGAAACCGCACAAGAGGCTCATGATGCATCTGTTAAGCATCAACAATTGATGGATACATGGCGTAATCCAGAGAACAACAAAGGATTGATATTCAAATGAATGACGTTCAAGAATTCTTTAATGGCGGCGGAGCAATTCAATCGGAAGAGGAAAGAAAGAGCATTATAGAATTTTGCAAAGATTGCAACCCTTATTGGTGCATAGGATGTAAAGCATTTAGCATTCTTGATAGAGGTAAAAGGTTTCATTGTGAATTATGTGGTTCAGAACTGGAATGCGCCGACCGTTCAAAAATAGATGAATTCCGTTTGGACATAAGAAGAAAGCTAATAGTTGAAATACCAAAAAAGATATGTCGTTAAGGTACACCTTCTAACTCATGCGTTCTTATACGTTCGTAACACCTGTAATAAATTAATTTAACCACATTACTATACAATGTATAAAAAGGTGGTATACTTAACTACTAATTTGGTAGGTAATTGGTAGGTAATTGGTAGTTATGACAAAACACGAACAAATAGCCAATGTGGTTGCTTTCCTATCTCTATTATTTGGAGAAGACAGCGAATCATGGAATACAGTAATGGGCTTCAACCCGAATTATATTATTAAAAAATTTGAGCGGTACATTTTATCGTCACGAACTGAATATGCTTGGGGTCTTCATCCTTCATTGCGAAATCATCGATATCAAAGATATGTTGATAAATGGGAGTTGGAGTTAAAAGAAGATGAATGAATTTACTTTAATAGAACTGCAAATTATTTCACTTGACATGCACACCTACATTAATAGAACGCCCATGTTATCCGAACCACCAATCCATAAAGAATTAAGAGAGAAAATTGATGGCATGATTGATAACTATTGCGAGCATGATGATTCTATTGAGCAAGATTTATTGCCACAAAGAAATTGTGAAAAATGCAATATGCCTGTTTTTGGCGAGTTCCCATGTCCATGTACATTGAGAATCAGAGGAATTTAATTAACATGACTCATCAAGTTGTAGGGTATGTCAGGGTATCATCACAAGGACAAAATACAGCTAGACAGTTAGTAGACATTAAACTAGACAAGGAGTTTGTCGATATGGTTACAGGAAGTAATCAAGACCGAAAAGGTTTACAGGAATGTATTGCCTATGTTCGGGAAGGTGATCAGCTTGTCGTTGACAGCATCGACAGGTTGGCACGAAACTTGCAAGACCTTCAAGAAATCGTGGGAAACCTTGTTAAAAAAGGTGTTTCCGTCAAGTTTATAAAGGAAAACCTTACTTTTACTGGAAAAGAAGATGCTTTATCCAACTTAATGCTTCAAATGATGGGCGCATTCGCGGAATTTGAACGAACAATGATACGTTCCAGGCAAAGAGAGGGTATTGATGCTGCTAAGAAAGCGGGTAAGCACTTGGGAAGACCTAAAAAAGTTGACAATAAGTTCATTAAAATTGTTAAAGAGAAGAAGGAAAGTTGTCAATCGATTCGTTCTATAGCTAAAGAAATGAATGTTTCTCGTGCAACTATATATAAAGCTCTATCCTAATATTGTGCTTGCACACAAGATCTGAATTTTGTAGTATGTGCAGCCTTTGAAGTTGTAAAGGTGTGCACTATGAGATTCTATGATATTGATGGTATTGAAGTCGATGTTCAAGACCCAAGTTTCTTCATAGATGAAGAGGTATTGAAAGAACAGCAGGAAGCCATAGCGGAGATATTTACCTGGTATGTCTAATATTTATAAATGGTTAAATCGTGAAAAATCACGTTATTATACTATCACTGTGCAAAAAAATGGAATTACTAATATTGTGCTCAATTTCAGTTGGGGTGGCTGCAATTCAAATCGTGGTGGCAAGAAGAATATTTTTGTCAAAACAGAAGAAGAGGTTCAGTGTTTTATTAATCAAATGATGAAAAGGCGAAAAAGTAGAGGGTATGAACTTATAACAGCACAAGGATAGTGAATGAAAAAAAATATTTTAATCCTATTAATATTTCTGATGTCTTCTTTTAATGTTGAAGCTACAAATTGTATAGAAAATACCAATTCTAATATTCCATACTACAAAAATATGGACACAATAGGAGACAGCATTACCTGGCAAGGAGAAGGTCAATATTTTAGATGTTTATTAAGAGATTATGGATTGCAGTACAATTTTGTCGGTAATAATGTTGATAGATTTTCATTTAAACATGATGGTGAAGGTGGCAATACGAGCGCCCAAGTAATTAAAAGATTGAATACTATACCTGTTTCCGATGTTTATTTTCTTCTAATTGGAATAAATGACATTTTACAGAATGTTCCTATAAATATTACATTGAATAATATAAAAAAAATTGGCAATTCGCTTTATGAAAAAAACAATAACGCAAGAATCTATATTAGTACATTATTACCTATAGCTTATAAACAAAATACGCAAGTACAGAAATTGAATAATTTACTATTATCTTCTAATTTTATGTGTACAAATTGTGTTGTTATTGATGTTGGTGGGGACTTTTATAGACTAGGAAATTGGTCTTCTTTTTTAATAGAAGGCATTCATCCTAACCTTAATGGATATAATGCCTTATCAAAAATAATCGCCGCTTACCTTGCGTAATAGTTTTTTATTCCTATGGGATAACCAGATATCCAATTATTACTGTTCCATCTAAAGAGGCGGCATTGTTATTAGTTATCGTTATCGTAGAAGTCCCGCTTCCGGCTGTAGCTTTAATTTCAAGACTATTTTTAGTATTAGTTCCACCCATTAAACTAAGTATAATAATTGATGTGGAAGCGATAAAAGTATTTGTCCACGTAATAGCGTATGCAGCACCTGTTCCAGTTGTTAATGAAGAAGTTGTTATTACCCCTGCTGTTCCGCTTGCAGTAACTGCATTTGCAGCCTCTGTACCATTTGCTTTATTGGATAGATAAATAGTACCGTCTGAATCAGGAACGACTATTGTTCTAACAGATGCAGTATTAAAAAATGAAAAAGTTGTGGAGTGTTGTTGTGCCGTTCCATTAAAAACTTGAAATCCAAGAGTTGTATTGCCGCCTATAAGCCTAACTGGAGATGATCCTTTAGACACTACATCTATATTTATATTAGTATCGGATCCGTTTGCCGTTAATTCAACGCCTAATCCAGTGGAATTGTTAACAATAGTTACATAGTTTACAGCAGAAGGCATACTATCAAATGCAACTACGATATTTCCATTAGAATCTTTTACCCCTAATGGAGCTTGAAGATATCCACTAAATGAAGCACTAAATAAACTTACTAATTGGGTGCATGTTTCTTTATAGGTGACTCCTGCTTGCACTACTGGAAAAATATCCGATAATGCAGGAGAAACTATTGCTGGTAAATTACTTATTTTAACGCCCATAATATATTCCTTGGCATATTGTTATGATATCTAGCTAAATTACCATACTCTTAT